GGTGAAAACGAAACCAAAAATTTTTACGGCTGTGTGTGCTCTATAACACCCCCCGGCGGAAGGGACCCATTCGGGTCCCCTCGATCCCTCCCCCCCCTACGGGGGATTCCGGGAAGCAGGAGCAGGGGCGGGAATCTAGATATTTTGAATTAATGGTTGACATCATAAAGGGATCATGGTAGTATGGTAGCAGGAAGTAAAAACAGAAAGGAAGTGCTAGACAATGATATTCAAAATCGCAGAACCAGGGACAGTTATCCGCTCCACGCATAGAACACAAGATCTGATCCCTGCATTTATCGGCCTACTTCGTGATCTACAATCCCCACACTATACTGCGTTTATCACGACAGTATTTCCGCTAATCCCGTCCGACGCGCAGGATAATGACGATCACGAGTTCTGGGAAAGCGAAGACGCGCATTATCTATTAGAAGATCTGTTTGACGCATTGCAAGATCACGCACCTGACGATCATTATTTTGGAGCACATGAAGGCGATGGAAGCGATTTCGGATTCTGGAAAATAAATCTTAGCTAGACAATCCCACAAGTGTTTTAAAAAGAAGCCTGCTATATCGCGGGCTTCTTTTTTTTGTGGATATGTGGACAAGGACAATACCGATTAGCTAGATGAAACATCTAGCACCTTGTCCACATACCCACAAAAACTACGAACGGATATTATTTATGTCTTTTGGCTATATCTAGCCTCCCGTACTACCGTCACTATGAATAACTATGAATAACTATAAGGAAAAACCGATAGTTAGTACTACCGAAGCAAGCCCTTATGGGACAAGGGATTACCTATATCCTATATACCTATATATCCTCCCCATTGTACCGTACAAGAAGAAAACCAGGGCTTACGCGATTAGCCTTATAACTCTTATAATATTCGTTTTCCTCGTCACTACGGCCTTTGTTGCAATTGTTTCCCTCCTATACCGCCTTATAGTGAGCACTACCATGCAGAACTAGATAAAAGATCAATTCACCTCAATTGACTTCAATTTATCCCTTGACTTCCCTGTTCTATGGTAGTATAATGGTACATAGAAAGGGGATGTCGCTAAGGGACAAGGGCATTACAATTAAGGAGGGATGAAACATGCCAAAGAAGATGACGGATGATCAACTGTTGGAAGCGTTGCAGGCGAACGTTGTATTTACTGTTCGCATAGAGACAGGCAACGCGGCGTATGATCTTAACCGTAACGCCGAACTAGCTAGACAGTTAAGGGACATTGCCGACGCGGTAGAAGCAGGTAACGAATCTGGGAACGTGCAGGACGTAAACGGAAACACCGTAGGACGTTACGGGATTATCCTGTAGGAGATCGCACAAGGGGAAGGCGTGAAAACTTTCCCCTTGACTTTCTCATGACGTAGTAGTATACTGGTAGTACCAAAAGGAAAAAGGGGAGGCGGTTTTGGTGGAGGAGACTTACAAGATTGTACGGCTTTATGAGGATGGACGGAAGCGGGTCATGCGACGGGGCCTTACGTTGGAAGAAGCGCAAAAACACTGCAAGGATCCTGCCACAAGTAGCATATCCGGGACGGGCAAGCCTACCCGGAAAGGTGTACGTTGGTTCGACGGGTACACGAAAGAATGACCAAAGTTAACGCTTCAAGGGCAGGGGAAACCTTGCCCTTTTATTTTTTTCTTCCTTGACATGGTAGTAATAGTATGGTAGTATTAAGGCAGAAAACGAAGGGGGTAACGGATAATGAACGGTAACTTTGTTGAAGTGATCGCTCCGTCCCATTGGGCTTCCTACTTGTTTAATGGGGATTCTTCTTCCTTCTCTTACTCACAAGAGGATGAAGACGATCTCATGCAAGCAGTAGCCCTCGAAAAAAAGTACGGATCTCCTGTTGACTACCGGGAAGCGGGCTTCGTTCATTCCCCCGATTATGGAATGCCCGGAACCTGTTTCGTTTACATTTTTCCGGTTAAGGCTTGACATGCTAGTAATAGTATGGTAGCATTAAGGTAGGAAGGGCAAGGGTACCACACTCCTTGCCCTTGTGCAAAAGGAAAGGAGAATGCCGCAATGGTTATGGAAGAGGCGCGGAAGGGTAAAGCCCTTTTGCAAGTGTGGGTAGAAGATTCTCCCTTTGATCCGAGGAAGCATTTTGACCCTGCGGGAGTAATGGTATGTTGGCACGATAGGTATATCCTTGGGGACGTACACGGGTATTCGGACCCGTCGGACTTCCTCTTGGGCCTTGTAACGACGCATAACGTCGATGGGCTTTACGAATGGGCAGAAAACCAGGTCCTCATGGAACAGCGCGGGGACGAATGGGCAGTTTTCCTCAAGGAGTGCCCGGAAGAATCCTACTTGCACGAAACAAAAGACGAAGCGGAGTATGATCGTAGCATTTGGATTGACCAGATCGTAAGCGGAGACGATAGGAATATCGAGCTGTCCCCCGATCTTTTGTGGGGTCTCTTGCCGGATGATCTTACGATCCTTCCGCTATACCTTTACGACCACGGAGGCCTCTCCATGAATACCGAGGGATTCTCCTGCCCTTGGGATAGCGGTCAAGTAGGCTACATTTACATGACCGCGGAGACTGCGAAGCGGGAAGGGATAACGGACCCGGAAAAGTATTTGCGCGGTGAAGTGAAAGAGTACGACAGCTACCTGCGCGGAGAAGTGTACGGTTTTACCTTGATGGAGACTCACACTTGCTCCGAATGCGGGTCCTTAAAACCGGAAACTCTCGACACTGCGGGAGGCTTTTACGGGTACGAATCCCTTATCGAGTCTCTGAAGTCTTACCTACCGAATGAATACGTCTCTCTTGTAGACGAATTGGACCCCGTATATTAAAAACCAGAAGAAGGGCAGGCACTCTCCTGCCCTTCTTCTAGGACACTTGAAAGGCGGTACTGTAAAGTGAAAGAGATCGTACGACAGGTAAGCTACGCGGAGGAGTACATAAAACGTCATGGCGAAACCGTTCCCGGCCGTAACGAACACGTGGATATGTTGACTGAAGGGTACCTGCAAGTCACGTCTTTAGTCCTTCGAGACATTGAAGCGGGCCATTTTGAAACTCTCGAAGACTTGGACGAACACTTGTTTAACTTCTCCGCGGCGCTTTTTTTGTTGAATCCCTTCGGAGGAGACGAACGCGGGAGAGTGTTTCAGAAAGGAGTGTTCAATGCTTGCAAAGCTATGCGGGAGATGGTAGCTAGACGGCAACGGGAGATCCAAAAAGAAAAGGCGGTGCAAAATTAAAATGACCAATAACAAGCATGCAGTGCTTGACTTTGCAATGTATTTAATTCGACAGATCTACTCTGTCCGGCAAGCTAGCGACAATCTTCCTCCCACACCTGCGGCCGTCGCTATAAAAGAGGGATTCATAACGGTATTGGAAGAAACCGTTGTCGCTATAGCCTTTAATGACTTCGATTCCCTTACGGATCTTGATGAGTATTTGGTTAAGGTCCTCTCCTCCGTACGGACGAATAAAGATCTCGAAGCGGATCCTTGGGACCTAGAAGTACAACGCGGAGCGATCTCCGCTATCGAAGGGGTACGGGAGGCAATCAAACAACGTCTAGAGGAAGAAGCGGCGGTGCAAAGCTAACGTGCATGTAATGGTACGCGTCCACGCCTCACGGCTCCTTCGGTCCCTCCCGGAAAATGTAGACCCGAACAGTGTGGACCTTGACGGGGTCAAAGAAGCCTTTGAGGAGGAAGCAGAGACGGCGCTACTCCGCCGTCTCTCCCCCGCCTTTGTGTCTGTAGAAGTCGTGGACAAAAATTCAAGGACAACGGTTGACGGAGACGGAGATCTTTCGAGAGTGTTTGGTACGGTAGACGAAGTGATTAGGGACGTGTTGGAATCCCGGTCATGGATACGAAAGGAAGTGACGGCTTAGTGTTTCGAGTATTTTTTACGGGGGAAAAGATCGGAAGGGCGGATTCTATTGAGGAAGCACAAAAGATCGTTCACTCTCACCCCCGTTACCGTAAAACATGGTACGGGAAAAAAGGCAGGGCAACGTTCCGGCACCCAAACAGTACCGATCGGATAGCTAGCCGGGAATACTTTGCCATTTACGATAATGGGGGGTACCGATGGAGTATCCGGCCTAGATAAAGGAGTGCCAACAGGACGGAGACGGGACGAAGGATCGACAAGCGTTAGAAGCCTCTCCCCCACCCCGCGGTTAGCCTCCCCCCTGCCCTTTGGGGAGCGGGATTCGGGCACACCCCTGCCGATCCTAAGAGGCGGGGGAGGGGAGAGAGTTAAAGAAGTTGCGATCATAGTATGGACAAGGAGGGAGAAACCTATACCGACAAAACAAAAATAAAACCCGAGCCCATCGGATAGGTGTTTGACAGGAGGGCGGCAGTAAGCTAGCATAGTAGTGCAAGGGGCGGTGGCGTAATGGTAACGTAGGCACGGCGCGCCGATAAAAGGGGGAAGCCTGTAGCGGGTTCGATTCCCGCCCGCCCCGCCAGCTACCGTGACCCGGCGACGGTAAGCAAACAGACAGAAGAGAAAAGGATCCCAAGTGTGACGGTTGCCGGGACCGTCACTAAAAAAGGAGGTAGCACGTGCCTTCGCTTGGGTATGAAGATCTGCCTTTGGAAGCTATGAAAATTGAAGCAAAACGTAGAGGGCTGAACTACTAGATAGGAGGCCACACATGCGAAAAAGAGTACAAGTAATTCCTTTTCTTCTGCTTACGGTTTCTGCTTTTTTTGCCCCCTCGGTGTGGGTACATGGAGTCTTCTTTGGGATTGACATAAAGGAAAAGGATCAGGTTTCCATAGTGGAGGGGGAGCTACCCCCTCCGATTTCAGTCACGGTACGACCGGGGGATAGCTACTGGAAGCTGGCACAAGAATATTACGACACGAAAAAGTACGACGTAAGAAAAATTGTGGACGCTATCACGAGACTTAATCCCGACCTAGATCCGGGACGGCTAAGAGCATATGACGACACGGTGATCCTCCCTCGTTTTGAGGACGTGAAATAGGGTTGAAGGGGGACAAGATAACTCAGCTAATTGCTACGATAACCGGGTGGGCTGTCGTGTACGGACTGTTAGCACTGATCTATATCTTGTTCGGAAAGGGACGATAAACAATGGCACGAGACCAAATTTTTATCTACGTTGACAGTGAGGAAAAGAAGCTGTTCAAAAGCATCGCCTTCAAGATGGGCATGAGTGAGTCGGCGTTGGGTGCGGCGTTGATCCTGCCTGCCGCTCGACGGTTGGAGGATCTGCCGGAGGAGCAGGTGGACGGTTTTCGGAAGCGGTTGGAGCAGGCGAGGGAGGGGTAGACGTTGCGGAACAAATTCCCCGGCATCTGTTATCGGTGTGGCAATTTTGTTGAAGCACGAGCAGGCCACTTTGAACGTGTGGGAAGGGACCAGCGTAAGAAGTGGCCTAACGCTGTCCACCCCGGACGGTGGTTGCTTCAACACGCAGAGTGCGCTATCAAATACCGGGGCACAGACGTACATTACAAGTACGCACCCGACTTGTATTTAGATGTCCTAGAAAAGTGTGACCAACATTACACATTAACAGCCCAATTGCCTACCTCTCTACGGCTAGGGCATGAAGATTTCCACCGCTTGCAGGAGCACGCTAAAAAGCATCTGGTCTTTGCGGAACAGAGCGGGAGATTAAGAACCATGAACACACCTTTTGGGGAACTACGAATCATAATCGACGGCAGAAACCGAAAGCCTAGCGTGGGCTAAAGCGGAAGGGAGAGGTAGACGATGTCTCACGGGTGGGGTTCATGCCCGGAATGTAACTACCCGAAACGAAGGGTGCCACACCCCGAGGCGGGGCCTGCGAACTTTTATGTGCTGTGCGGGTGCGCTTGCCCGGACTGTGGACGGAAAAAGGATCACGTTCGGGGTAGGGATCGGTGCCTCCAATTCCAGCTAACCGATCTGCGATCCGAAGTGGAACATCTTGGCCGTGAGCTTGGGTATTTGCGGGAGAAAGTGGAGGGGTAGAGGATGGTCGAAGCATCTTACCGTTGCGATAACTGCGGGAAGGAACGGCTAGAGAGTGAAGGGGAGCCGTTGGTATCTCCCCCCGGATACCACAGCCCGGACGGACTGCCGACGATGACCTGTCCGAAGTGTGTGGCTAACAACGGCGGCGAAAGGGGCGGCAACCGTGACTGAGTGTTCCAAGTGCCACTATCCTTACAGGCAGGATGCCGAAGTCCACATCGTAGACGGGAGGCTTTGCCTTCTCCGTCAAATTCACCAGTTACAGATTGAACGGCAAGCCTTGCAAGAAGAAAACGCCGAACTGCGACAACAACTTCTAGACGAGAAGATCGAAAACGTCCAGACGATGAGCAAGGTTAATGCCCGACTTCGCAACATGCTCGAACGGATGAAGGAGAGGGCTTAACCCTCTCCTTTTGCTCGTGCCTCTCTCCGTTCCCGGTTGTACCGCTCCCTCGTTTCCCGGTGGGCCTTCGTCTTGCCCCGGAATGTTGTCTTGTAAACCTTCCGCGGTCTACCCCGGCCTCGTCTCTCCATTACGACTTCAATGAGACCTCGGTCTTGTAATGTCCGTTCAATTTCATCCATGTTCCGGGCTGTTTGTACATAGTAGCCAAGGGCTTGTTGCACTTCCACACGGCTCGTCTTCTTCTTTTCCCGGATGAAGTCATTAACCCGTTGCAACGTTCGCTCCCAGTCTCCCTGTCCGAGCATATTATAGAGGGGGGTGTTAGCATTACGTTCATCTTCAATGATTTTTAAGGCCGCTTCAATGTCTTCCCCGGTGACAGTGATCCCTCCCAGCAACACTTCTGGTCTACGGGACAAGGCCAAAAGCATTCCTAACTTAAGAGCACTTTGTCCTGCTTCGGAGAGGATCGGGGCTAAGACGGGGTTATCCCTTCCCTCTCTGTCGTTTGCTTTCATCCACTCCACCCACCTTCCATACGCCTCGGCAGTTAAGTCTGCTTCGACGGTATTAGTCCATCGTGTCGTCACACGCCTGCCAGCCCGGACTTCCCACGATTTTTGCGGAGCCTGTTGCAACAGCGTACGCAGATCGGATAGTCCACGGGCCACGGCCAAAACATCATCTTCGAGGTTTACGCTCGACCTCCCGTACTGCGGCAACGGAGGAGCCGGGTCGTAAAATTGAATCCACCGGGGGAGCAAGCCTGTGTGCATACTGTCCGTCCCGAAAGATTGCAAGTAGTTTTCCTCAGTCGTCGCTCCGAGAATCGTCAAGTGAGGTGAGGCGATTCGCACAGGCGTACGGGCCAACTCCCGGACATACTCCCCTCCGGCTGTGGAGCGGTCGTGCAAACGCAGAAGCATCTCCGGCACCGTGCTCATGTAGCTGTTGCGACGAGCGGCCTGCTTCATTACCTGCGACAATTCTTCCGCTTCCCACAGCACTTGATTGCCGGGGGCGTTTTCCATTGCTTTAAGGAAACCTTCCTGCGAAAACTCGTCCAGCTTACGGCATGGGATGCCCGACTTCTCAAGAATTTCTGTAGCGAAACGAATGGCCCTCGTTTTACCGCTCCGGGTGGGACCGACGATCATGAGGTATAAGGCCGGATGTACGTTTCGACGGATTGTAGGGTTCGCCACAAGCATTTGACCCGCCGCGATCGTAAGCAAAGCAATGCCTCCAGCGAGCAAAAACTTCTCCGGGGAATCTGGGGAGTATTCCCGTCCCACACGCATATATTGAGCAAGCCATCCTTCGGGTAAAAAGTCGTAGGTGTACGGTTCCGGTTCATTGTAGGGTTCGGGGTCGGATTCAATTACCTGTAAGGCAATTGGTTCCTCGTCTTCTACAATTTCCGGGGCGTAAACGGAGAACGCTTTTTCTACCTCGGCGGTGAGACGCCGCTTCTCGTCCCTGCGGCCGGCGAACTTATTCCATGGACTTCCTTGGGCGATAGCGTATACTCCATCGGCGGGAATGCCAGCTTCAACTAGCGACCGAATGAGGGACCATAAAGTGACCGACCGCTTGCCTCGTACTACCTCTGCTGTGGGATCTAGGAGAGGCCATGCTTCAAGGGGTATGAGGTCGTCATACTTTTCCATTGCTTCCTCATGTGTTAGCGACCCGGGGTCCACATTCACAGGCTCCGGCTCCTCCGGCAGTTCGTACGCTTCAAGATCGGTTTTGGTATAGCGGATCTTCGTAGAGGCCCGGAGGATTTTTCCTCTTGGCCTGTCGTCGTACTTGAAGTTAACCGTTCCCGGCCAGCGTAAAACCTGCCCAGCGTCCCATCCGGAAGGGTCGGCATCCGACGATGATGCTATACGTTTGTTGAAGGATTCTATAGTGTCCATGTCGTATGAATTATCTAACAAATAAAGCCCCTGCATGTTGCCGGGACTAGATTCCCATACGATAGATGGTTGAGGGTCTAGCGTTTTCACATCCTCAGCACCGTCAAGATCAGCCCACGCCCACCGGGAGAGGCAGTCCTTTGCCGTCAACCGAGAAGGGGTTTTGAACACAAGCGGGGACCAGTACACATCATTGCTCGTGTTTGTCTGGAGGATGTGCTCAGCTATGAGGTTAGCATCTTGGGGCCACTCGTACCACCGTTCAATCCATTGGCCGGAGGAGTTTAGCGACGGGACGTTCACCCATCCCCTCGTCTTGCCCCACACGGCGGCGGGAACCCGCATGTGTCGTGGGAGCAAAGCTATCCCTCCTTGATTAGCATGTCATGATGCTCTCCCATGAGGTCAGGGAGAGCGGAGTGGGGCAGAGTGAAGTATGAAACTTCCGATTCGCTTTTAATTTGAAGCAAGAAGATCTTCCAGTTTCCTTGATCTTTAACAGCCGCTATCCGGTCGTCGGCCAGCCACCTATAAAGCGTGGTACGGCCCACCCTGAGCCGTGTTGCGGCATCTGTCAAGGCAACCGAGATGATTTTTCGTTGGATCATTTTGCCACCTCCTGAAAGATAGTATAGGATTTCGCTGGACATATTGCAAGGTTTTGGTATAGAATGTGAGTCAATGATAGAGGATGGGACATTGGAGGGAACTGGAGATCGCAAAACAACGCACTCGTTACCGTCCTTTAATACGTCCGTGGGATCACCAAGCGAGAGGGATCAAACGCCTCTGGCGCATGGGATCTGCCTTGCTTTGGTGGGATACAGGCATTGGGAAAACGAAAACCGTTTGCGACTACGCCTTCGCTAGGCACCTGGCCGGACAGGTAGACCGTATTCTTGTCGTGTGTCCGTTGGCGGCGGTGGGGGTGTGGGAGCAGGAGGTTAAGAAACAGCTTCCGGTCTCCTCGGTGGCTTCTCGAAATGACTGGAAACGATTATCCGAGGTACAAGGGGCTGTGCATGAACTCAAAAAACAGCCGGGGCCGCAATGGGTAATCGTTACCTATAATGCTCTGCAAAGCTACGCAAAGTTTTTGTCCCAACAGTTTGACCCGCACATGATTGTCTTTGACGAATCGCATTACCTGAAAACCTACTCATCTACACGTACGAAACGAGCAATGTATATGGCAAGACAGGCACCGTACGTTGTGTGCCTGTCGGCTACCCCCGCCCCGAACGGGTACATCGACCTGTACTATCAAATTAAGATGGTCGATCCAACCGTATTGCCCCCGACCATCTCCGAATTTCGTTCTCAGTTTTGCGTCATGGGGGGCTTCATGGGCCGGGAGATCAAGGGATACAAAAACCGGAAGGAACTTGCCCGGAGACTGGCGAGGGTCACGCTCCGGCAAAAGAAAGACATCCTGAACCTGCCCCCGGAGATAGATCAAGTCGTACCCGTCACTCTCGATGCTCGTTCGCAACGGGTGTATGACACGATGCAGGAGGATATGGTCGTCACGATGTCCAGTGGCCGGGAAACGCTTGCCACAAGCGCACTGACGATGCAACTAAGGCTCGGCCAGATCACCGGGGGCTTCCTTGACGGAGAGCCCGTGGGGGAACAAGCAAAACTCAAGGTGTTAAGTAGCTTGCTAGAGAGCATGGAAGGCCAGAAGGTTATCGTGTGGGCGTTATTCCGGGATGAGATCGATGCCATTGGCAATCTACTTGATAGGCTCAAAATCTCTCACACCGTCATTACGGGGGACGTGACCGGACGCAAACGGACGGACGCTATTAAAGCGTTTCAGACCGAAGACAATCCACAGGTACTTGTGTGTCAAATAGCCGCTCTCGGGGTAGGGGTCACGCTCACAGCGGCCAGTATCGCCATCTACTACTCGTTCGACTGGAAAGCGGACGTGTACGAGCAGACACGAGGACGCATAGCTCGGCCCGGACAGAAGCACACATGCCACTACATCCACCTTCTCGCAAAAGGAACGGTGGACGAGGACAAGTATCACGTGGTTCAAAATAAAATGGCCACGCAAGAAGCCCTTGGCTATTTTGTGAGGAGGATGCAAAGTGCAGGGGCCGAGAGTGCATAGGCTTGCACAAAAACTAGGCATTCCCCACAACACAGGAGACGGAGGCTATCAAACCTATGTTCGATACGAGAAAGGCCGCCGAACAAAACTTCTGTGGGTGTATTTTGAGGGCGGGAAGGATTGCTCCCCTCTCGAAGACCGACGTAAAATGCATGATGCTTTACGTTCTGCTTCCATCCCTGCGCTTAAAACGACGTGGCTAGACACCCATCCTGCTTTGTTAATTAAATTCGAGCTACAAGGAGGCTTGTACCGTGTCCAAAGAGGAACGAACATGGAGTAGATGTCCCATATGTGAGAAGTGGAAGCCAACGCCTGACGTTGTGAGGGTGTCACGAAAGGGCTTTCTTGTACGGGGGTACAGGTATTTTTACATGTGCAAGCCGTGTGCGAAAAAAGTTGTTGCTCGGCTGGAGCGACGGGCAAAGGTGACAACATGACCTATTGCGATTTGTGCCTAATTGAGCATGAAGGAGACCCTTGCATTCCTCCACAGTCCCCCGAGCGGCCTTTGTTCGCTATCGTCTCTGATACCCCTATGTCTTTGGCGGATGCAAGCGGGAGTAGGTTGTGGCGGTTGCTAAAGAACCACGGCCTACAATGGGAAGATGCTCACGTAACGAGTATCGTTAAGAACGTGGAGAGTAACCCCCGACAACGACAGATTAACGAAGCCCTGCCCTTCATTGAGGCTGAGCTAGAATACCTGTTGGATGTTGGGTGTAAGTATGTGCTGGCCTTTGGAGCGTCCGTGTTCCGGGCACTCGGCGGCGAGGGTGCCGTCCGAGATTCTTACGGCGTAGCCCACACCCACCGGGGCCTGACGATCTACTCGTGTATGCCTCCGGGGATGGCCCTGCGGTCGGCGGCGATGGCCGAAGAAGTGTCACGCTATATTGAAGGCTTTTCTTTACTCGTGCAGGGGAAAGCCCCTCAACTCCCGGAGCCGGAAATCGTCGTCGTCAAAACAATAGAGGAAACGAAGCGGATGGTTGCGGAGTTGGCACAGGCAGAGGCCATAGCTTACGACATCGAAACGATCGGGCTGGACGAACAGCACGAGAAGGCCGACATCATGTGCGTTGCGTATGCGGCATCGCCGGAGAAAGCCTTCGTGGTTTTGCTCGGACACCCCGGACGCACCGGGCGTAGGACGGCAATGGAGGGGGAGCTTCACAAACTCCACTCGCTTAACAAACAGTGGATAGCCCACAACGGGCGTTTCGATAATCGTTGGTTGGACCATTGGGCGTTGACGGCCCCAGCGTTGAAGCGGGACACGATCCTTATGGCCCATTTGTTAGACGAAAACGCACCGAAAGCGGTAGAATCTGTTGCCGCTCGATACCTCGGTGTCCCCTCATGGGGCAACGTCATGTCGAAACACTTCAACGCTATCGAACAAGCTGTCCTGAAAGGCGAGGACATTCCGTACCCTCCGGAAAATGATCTAACAACGTATGCGGCCCTTGACGTTGTAATTGAGTACCAACTGGCCGAAGCGATGTGGGCGAAGCTGGAGCCCTCCCAACGTCGCCTGCACCACTTCATGCTGAGAGTGGGGGGCGTGCTTTCCCACAGCGAGGCGGCGGGGGTGTATGTGGACAAGAAAGCCCTCGAAGAAGCCATCCTTATTAGTGAGACGACGATGGAAGAAACCACAACACGGGCCGGGGAGCTTATCAACGCTGACCCCGAGGAGGAGATAAAACTTGGAAGCTCTCAATGGCTAGGAGACGTGCTATTCAACAGGCTCATGCTCCCGGTAATTGACTACACTCCGGGAGGGGCTCCGTCCACAAATGAAGCCTCTTTGAAACGACTGCGTCAACACGCCCCTGAGTTTGTGGGCATGGTGTTCGAGTTTCGTAAGCACCAAAAATGGTTGGGATCATACCTGCGACCGTGGGGGGAACAGCTCACCTCCGCCAGCAGGCTTCGTTCTTCGTACAACTTAACGGGCACGGTCACGGGCCGTTTGTCTTGCACCAACATGCCCACATTCGGGGGGCGTAAGGGAATGTCTCTCCATCAAGTGCCTCGTGACGGGGAGATCCGAACGGTAATCGGTGCCCCCGAGGGGCGTACGCTTATCGTGGCCGACTACTCGCAGATTGAATTGAGGGTTGCGGCCGCTCTCGCTAACGAGGAGAGAATGGTACAGGCTTACCACACCGGAGAGGATTTACATAGGCTCACCGCCTCTGTGGTCACGGGGAAATCATTGGACGAGATTACGCACGAAGACCGAGAGAGGGCAAAGGCGGTTAATTTTGGGTTCCTTTACGGTATGGGAGCGAGGACATTCGTCAACTATGCTTTCGGGGATTACGACATGGTATTTACACTGGACGAGGCCACAGAAATTCGCAACGCTTTTTTTCGTTCGTACTCCGGGCTGTCCGCATGGCACCGGGAGATGGAGCAATTCGTCCGACGACACGGGTATGTTATTTCTCCCCTTGGCCGGGTGAGGCACTTACCGGACGTGAACAGTGCAGACAATTATCTTTCGTATGAAGCGGTGAGACAGGGGATTAATTCCCCTGTGCAAGCTACAGCTAGCGACTTTACGTTGACAGCGATGATCCTCATTCACGAAGCTGTGAGCAAGCGTCCACGCTTGCAAGCGAACATCGTGGGGCAAGTCCACGACTCTATCCTTGTGGAGTGCGCCAGCGAAGCGTCGGATGAGGTTGCTATCATTGTTCAGCAGATAATGGAGCGTCACGTTCCGGCGTGGGTGTCCAAATACTTTAGCTATACGTTCCCTCTCCCGCTAGGTGCCGAGGTTGCTATCGGGAAAAAGTGGGGGATTTACGAAAAAGTGCTTGACTAGTCTAGCATGACGTGCTAGACTAAATATACCGAAGGGAGGTGAGGAAATGACACAGCTACTAGCACCCCGGTTTTCGCACACGATGATTGAAACCGTGAAGCGTTGCCCGAAGAAGGCCGAGTTTCGGTACGTCAAAGGCTATACGCCTCGGGTCAAAGGAGTAAACCTTGAGCGGGGAACGTGGGTGCATGAGTTGCTGGCCTCCTATTACGAACATGTGAAGGAACACGGATGGGAGAACGGCAAGGCGGCAATCGAATCCCGTCACAAAGAATTGCTCAAGGACACATGGGAGCCGTTGTTCGATGAGGAGAAGGAGGAGTTTGGTCTGGACTTCCCGGACGAGTGCTTGGCTATTTCCTTGCGCTACGTTGACAAGTGGGAAGTACAAGACCGAAGCCAGATCGCACGAATCCTTTTCGTGGAGCAAATGATTCCCGTGGACTTGCCGGAGTTGCCTGCTCCATTCCAGTTTAAGTGCGACCTTATTTACCTTAACAGGCTGGGGATGGCGGTCATCGTTGACCACAAGGTTGTGGGAGACGTTCCCGACGAGGAGGACCGGATGCTAGACTCGCAAGGGCCTCGATACGTTTTGGGGCTGACGGAGTTTTTGCGGAGCCGGGGAGTCCTTGACAAAATTAACGGGGTGGTCATGGTTTATGACTACATTCGTAACCGAACTCCGAGAGTGCCGACGCTCAACAAAAACGGATCAATGAGCCGAGCGGCCATTGACACAGAGTGGGATGTCTACCGCCAAGCGTTGCTGGACAACGACCTTGACCCTTCGGATTACAAGGAAATGTTGGACAAGATCGCACGGCAGGGGAAGCCCTTCTTCGAGCGGTGGGCGGTGCCTATTAGCGACTACCGACTCGAAGCGGAGAGCAACGAATTGGGAGCCGTTGCCCCACAGCTATACAGGCAGGAAGTTTACCCTCGCAACCTCGACCGAATGAGGTGCCGATGGGACTGTGAGTACAAAGACTTGTGCATCGTGGAGATGCAAGGCGGCGACATTGAGCCGATTTTGCAAAACAGATTTGAAGTACGGACAAGGAGGTGACGCAGAAGATGGCATTGGCAAATCCACAGGTGATTCCGTCCCCGGAGGTATTAAAGGAGGCGATGGCTAAGGCAGAATCCCCCGAGCAGGCAAGCAAGTATCTGGAGATGGTCGTGTACGGTAAGCCCAAACGAGGCAAGACACACTTCCTCGGAACGATCCCCAACATCCTAATTCTCGACTTTGATCATGGGGCCAATATTATTACGAGGAAAAAGTTCCCCGACTTCCGCGGACGGAGGGTACCAGTTTCTTCTTGGGATGACGTAGCCAATTGGTATTGGATTCTCAAGACGCAAAAACATCCTTTCGAGGCGGTGGCATGGGACACTTCCACGATCGCCCTTGAAATGGCCTTACAACAAGTGCTGGCCGAGAAGGTGCAACGTCGGCCGGATCGCTCTGCGTACAAGGCAGAGATGGACGATTTCGGACGGGCCGCACGGATCATGCGAACGTGGATTACAAACTATCGTAGCCTGCCCATGCATAAGATTTGGGTGGCGCACGAGCGAGTGGACGAGATGCCCGATGAAGCAACGGGGACCACAGAAGTAGAGTGGTACGTCCCGGACTTGCAAGCGTCTGTGCGAAGCTATCTTTTGGGGCTTGTGAGCCTCATTGGGTACTCATACGTCGCACGAACGAAAGCAGGAAAGCTTAGCTACCGGATGGCCTTTGAGCGTCCGGGGACATTGGCGGCAGATCGTTACGGGGTCATGCCCCGAGCACTGGCAAACCCCACATGGGGTAAAATCTTGGAAGCATACAAGGAGGTTCTCGGAGAAAATGTCACGAGCGAGTAAGAGCGTTGTCATTCCATGGGATCAAGCAGGGGACGCATACACGGTTCCCGAGGGTCGGTACATCATGCGTATCACTGAGGCGAACGTGGGAGAAAACGCAAACGGAGATGCACGGGTGGAGATCCAGTATCTCGTCATGGCCCCCGCCGCTCACAAAGGCCGGAAGATCCGTATCTTCTACAGCCTGACGGCGGCCCCGGGGTTGCGAGCGTTACGGGAATTGTTGCAGGGTCTCGGGGCGAACGTGCCCAACAAGGCGGCGGCGTTGAACCTGTCCTCGCTGGAGGGCAAGACGCTCAAGTGCTTCGCCACGGTCGCGACGAGCAACAACGGCGGCAAGTTCCAAAACCTGTCGGAGATTGAGTTGCACGGGTCTCAGCCTGAGCCGGAACCCGAGCCCGAGCCGGACCTGGATGACCTCGACGACGACTTGGATGCCGGGTTGGACGATGATCTGGACCTAGACTTGGAGCTGTAATGCGTGACTTTGGAAAAACGCTTGCAGGATCGCATCCTTAGAGCGTTGAGGGGACACGGGGGCTGGTGGGTTAAGTTCCACGTTGGCCCCCGCTATTCCACAGCCGGGGTGCCGGACATCATAGGGAGCTATGGCGGAGTGTTTGTGGGGCTGGAAGTAAAGCGGCCCGGAGGGAAGTTGACGAAGTTGCAAGCGGCCATGCATCGAAAAATGGTAGCCGAAGGGGATGCTATTGTGGAGACGGTCCACAGTCCCGAGGAAGCGTTGGCCGTGTTAGAAAGATTGGAGGCAAACAATGACTGATATTGAACTGGACGGCATTGATTTGGACGATTTGCTAGACCTCGACCTCGAAGATGAGAACGAGGAATTGGATTTAACGTTGGAAGACGCGGAGGAGGCAACTCCCGCCCCGGAAAAAGAGGCGGAGAAGCCTGCCCCGAAACCCAAGGCAAAAGCTAAGCCCAAGGCTAAGGCAAAGCCGAAAAAGAAGGAGGAGGCCAAGGAGGAGCCTGAGAAACCCAAGACGACGCGACGTAGGAGACGGGCCGCTACTCCGGCCGCTCCTGCACCGGAAACTCCCTCTCCCTCGAACGACATGTACGGCCAAATTTTGGAGTACAGGATCGCGCAGATTGAAAGTGAGGAGTTGTTTGTCCCCGGGGGGCAACGTGGCCGGGAAGCGGCAGTCAACCAACTCCGGTGGGCGTTGGACCTTCGCGATTTCCTGTCGCGGGAGTGATAGCGGATGCCACAAAAAGCCCGTACGAAGGAGAGGCCGCTATTCGTTCGGCTTGACGAGAAAGAGCGGCAGGTTATCGAATACGCCTGCCAAATTGAGAGGGGTAAAGTACAAGGGGAGATGAGTGCCTTCACCCGGCGAGTGCTCCTACTCTACAGCAAGCGAGTAATTGAACGGCACAGGAAAAAGGCCGAGGGTTAATCCCTCGGCCACCGGATACGGAACGTAGGGGGTCGCACATTAAGTGCGGCCCCTTCCCTGTTCCTAGCCGCATCGTCGTCTATGTGATGTTCCTTTAGGGCCTCCGTCACAACCTTGGATGAGGCAATAACCTGCTTACCGTTAATCACATAGAAGCGGGGCTGTTCTTGCCCGGAGATTTTCCCACGGCACCTTCAACGTGTTCCCACAACCCCACCGAAGCAAGAGTAGCGGTGATGGCAGAAACGAGCGCGGGCCAGAAAGGAGTACCGGCGATTACAGCCGCTAATACTAGGCCGATACCTCCGATCACGGCATTGGCAAGTAGAGTTCTCGTCTTGCCTTCCACGATCCGCTTCCCGTTAATTTCGATGGACTTGAGAGCTTGCACGATAGCCATTTGAATGCCAAGCCAGTAGAGAACGATACCTCCACCAACTTCGATTTCGAGGTCGGCCCACGGAACCCCGTCTGCGGCATACACGGCCACAGCAAAGCCGAGAACAAGGATAACAATGGCCGACAATAGCATTACCAGTGTGGACTTACTACGCACAACACGTCTCCTCCTTAAATGTACTGACGAATATCCACATGCACGAAGCCCCGGTCGGCGTACTCGATAACGAAAAAGCCCATTTCTCTGGCCGCTTCCGCAACCTCGGCTGTGGAGCGTCCTTGCACTATAATGTCTGCCCCCGTTCCCCGGATATGCTGAGATAAAGGAGCAGTAGACCCTATATAGGTATTGTACCGGGGGCATCGGCACCCGCTTGACACCGTGATCGGAGCGTTAAAGTGGTCCCGTAACCCCTGCAACCGGACAACCAACTCTCTGTGGACCCACGACACTCCATGACACCAAGAGTTGTCGGCGTTCAGCCCCCTTTCTTTGCATCTACATTTGAATTCGTCCCGGTGAAAATTCTTCGTAATCTGCATCTCAAGGGATCCTTTCTAAAACTTTGAGGATCTGTTCTAGCATCCGAGTTTGTTGTTCAAGTAAAGGGCCTATCCGATATAGCAACCATGCGGCCACAGCGATAGGGAAGCCGAGGTTCCCTACCAAGACAGTAATAGTTTGTACCCATGAGGGAGTGGGTGGGGTTTTGTGGTTCCACTCTAACATCGTGTATGACCTCCTTATCATTACAGCGACGGCATAGCGGGTCTAGTAGTTTGAATAGAAGGGATCGGAACCCTTCCTGTCTGTAAAGAAAGGTCAGGACGGCTACGGATTACGTCTGGAATGGGGGTACGAGCAGGGGGCATGCCCACATACCCAAAGATGGACACCCCTCGACGGAGGAGCGACCCGTCAACGCCCCTACTTTCACCCGCGGATATGAGCATTGGGGTCGTCACCTCCAACCTCTTTAAAACCTCTCCGGTTCTTCGGGCTTCCTCTGTGTCGTTACGGTACACAGCGGGCCAAAATCCATTCCTACCGTCTCCGTAGTAATACTGTCGAACACGAGCTACAGACTCGTCGTGGAGCTTTTTCCCGTCTAACCCGATACGATCCGCTTGCCCTCGAAGGTGGTTACGAACGTACGCCGCATCCCCCATGAGCAAAGTCTGTGGAAGGGTGCGGGCTTTCTGGAGAAGGCCAAACCTGTCGGGGTCCACTTCCCGCATGAGAGCATCTTCGTACTTCCTCCGAATATTAAAGCGCAAGTCAGCCTCCTTTGTGGGGCCAAAAATGGCCCGAATAGCTTCTCCTTTGGAGATACCATAAAGGGGCCTTCCTTGTTCGTCTAGCTCCTGCCAGTCATTCGCCACACGGTCTATGAAACGTGCCAGTCGCCTATACTGCGTCCGTGTCGGAACATAAGTCTTGAGGTTTTCCTTCAAATTGTCGAAGGCTTCCTCGACTATTTGCGGGTCTCGGTTGTTGACCAAACCATCTAGCCACTTCGTTCCCGTGTCCACAAGAGATATGCCCGTCTGGACAGGCACAGAAAACTCGCCCCGCAAAGCCGCCCACGCCGGGTGCCCTTGCAGGGTTTCCCATGGAGTAATGGAGGAAAAATCCATCTTGGTCGTTTTTTCTAGCAACCATGCGCCTGCCGCCAACCCGACGACCGTTCGGATGGCCTCTGCCTTGTGGCCTGTGGTTCCTTGGGCGTAGAGCATCCGGGCGAAGTTGACCGGGTACGACTGCAACGCCCCGATGAGCCTACCCACAGGGGTTCGGAACAAAGCGGGGCTGTCCACCCCGTACCCGAACTGCGTGAGCATGGCCGTATAGTTGCCCGTGTTGATAGCGTGGGCGAGGCTCTTGCCTTGGTCCAAGTCCTTGAGAACGGCGGCGAGATACGCCGTGTTCACGTTGGACTGGTCAGCCCACTGGTAGCCTCGGAAAGCCAGATCGGACACAGGCCCGAGAATCCGGTCCATCGCCGTCCGTTGAAGCTCCATGCCTTCGAGGTATACCCTATGCTGGCCCACCCAGTTGTATTTGAGCAATTCCTTGCCGGACTGTGTACGCAAAGCCCGGTGAGCCTTAGCCCAATATCCCACACCCGACTGTGCCATCGTGTGAATCTGCTGTGTCAAGTTTTTCACGATGGAGAAGGCGTTGAAGCCGATGGTCCCGAGGTGAACAAGCTGTGTCACGGCAAGAGACAGTTCTTGCGACGGGCGATCCGAGAAGGTTCCTCCAAATTGACGCACGACTTTCCCGACCGTGGCATCCAACGTCTTGTCCAAGAACATCTCGTCCACGGTGCGCCTGCCCATAAGCTGACCGAACCACGTCTCGAAAGCCATGCGCCTATGGGGGTCCATCTGCGCTACAGCAGGCTCCACAGCTAGACGGGCGGGTTCCATAAACTTGTTCTTTGACCCGGCTCGGAGGTAGCGAGTCGTCACGTCCAGCACATCCCACAGCCTGTCCTCGGGGCCGTCAATGGCCGACCGCATTTCCTCAGCAAAGAACTTAATCCGGGTCCATTCCTCAGCCGGAAGCTCCGTGCTCAAGTCTCTCCCGGCACGAAGCCTCGGGAGGTAGTCTTGAAGGAACCTGTCCGGGTCGATGTCAAACTCCTTGAACAGAGGGTCGAAAAACTTCTCCCGCAACTCTCGGGCGGCGAGACGTTCAGCGTCGGTCACGCCCTCCACAGGCGTTCCGTCAAGGAGTTTGCCGATACGAACCCGGCTCTTAGCCCCTCGCAAGCCTTTGAACGGTTTCAGGATGTCGTCTAGCACGTTACCCCACTGACTGTTAAACACCTGACTCGCATGTTTCGCATCCCGGACTTGCTTGGCAACGTCCTCCCCAAACAAATCCCGCATGGTAGTGAATACCACGTTCAGATAGTTGGGAGTCCGGCCCCGCATCGCCTCCATAGCGTCGGGAGCGGCCTCTACCAAGTCCAAGTGACGGGCCTCGGCGGTACGAAAAACCTCCATCGTCTCTTGGCCGGGAGCGTCTATTTTCGTGGCAAACCCGAGAATGGAATCCTCTTGGTCGTGAAACACGTTCGGGTTCAGTTGCAACTCCTCGGGAGACAGGCCCTCGATAACGTCACCCGTCCGCACTTCCGTTTCCCACGGCCTTGCGGTCTCCATGTGCTCGATATGGGCGGGGCGTTGCGGACCCTCGATAGCCGCAATGTCCTGTGCGATCTCGTTGTCAATCTGATTCGAGACGACCCGCCCGAGGGTGCCGTTGCTCTCTAGCTCGGCCAGCACAGCCGGACGCAAAGCGTTGCGCCTGCCGTCCATCTCCCGGAGTTGTTCCAGCACCTCAGCGTACTGTTTCTGCCCTTGCGGGGACAGATCGGAGGGGTCATTCACACCCGCTCGACGGAGAATTTTTTGCGCCTCCGCATTGAGCGACTTAATCTGCACGTCAATCTCTGTTAATTGACGGCGCAACGCCCGAGGGAGTTTCAAGCCATTCATGTCGATAAGCGATTGCCCATCGCCCACAACCTCTTGGATGGGCCGGAACAAAGGCACACCGCCTTGCCCCGTAACCATATCCACGGTCGCCGCGGCCCCGCCCTGCTGTGCGATGGTCTCAGCCGAAGGGGGGTCAACGATAATCCTCATTTGAGGCTCGGGGGTGGAGGATACCGTACGGCCTGCGCCCGTTTGCCCCGGTGCCTTGGGCACAATATCGTCCATGTCCACAGGCAAAGGAAGTTGGGCAGGCCCCTCAGCCGCCCCGATAATTTCATCTATGCGTTCTCGAATTTCCCGTCCCGCTCGGGTTGTGATCCCTTCCGCTTCGGGCATGGGCCCTTGCTCCCCGCCAGCAAGCCACTCGGCATACTTCTGAGCGTATTGCTTCCGTTGCGGGTTGCGCCGGGAGTTAATGAACTCGGTGGCCTCCGTGGGCATCTCACGGGCTGGCCTCCGAATGGGCACGACCGAATACCCCTCCCCCTCCGGGGAAGAAGGGTGTGCCGGGGTAGGGGAGGGAGTGGGAGCGGGGGTCGCCGCTCCGGGGGAAACATCTCCCACACCCCTCCCCGGCAAATTGAGTTGCGCTTGCCCGTGTGCGGGGTAGAGAAGGCCCATAGCAAGGCCCGTGACGATTGCCTCAGTGCCGGAGCCTTCCATGCCAGCGAAGGGGACAGCCCCCGCCAAACCCCCGGCTGTGGCCCCTGCGGTCATCGCCGCACGAGTGGCGAGTTGCGAAGCCCCTTGGGTCATTGTCCGGCCCCCGATGGCACCGAGACCCGCCCCGCCCGTGATCGCCATCGAACGGAGCACGTCTTTCATGGTGACATCGTGACCGCCCAAGGCCCTCATGCCCTCAATCATCGGGCCGATAGCCATGTCCCGGAGGACTTCCTGAGCGAGAGGACTCGCCTGCTGGACCCTCCCCACAGCCTGAGCGAGACCGGGTATGCGACCAGCTTGCGCCGCACCTTGAACCATCGGAGCTAGGGCGCGCAAAACAGCCCCTCCCATAGCCACTTGCGTAGCGGTTCCCGCAAGCGACCCGGTGATAGAGGCTATTGCTCCGGGGTCTCCCTCGAAGTTTTGTATGCGCTGTTGGAGTTTCGGCCCCACAAAGGCTCCCGCAACCGAAGCCTCAAAATCGTCCTTCATTACAGCCAGACGCATGAGACCTCGGGCGAGAGCACTCTGACGAAGCCATTTCTCGTACCCCTCCCGGTATTGCTCCGGCATACGCTTGGGAGTACGCTCCATTAGGTAGTTTACTTCTCGGTCAACACGAGTCGCCAATCGGTACTACCCCTTAATCCAAAAGGCTATTAATGAACCGTTGGAGGACGTTGTGATCCCCGCCCATGCCCTCCAGAGCAAGGTATTGGGCCACCTGCGGCAACATTCCCGGACGGCCTTCCCGATCCATGCGGTGTCCGGTCAAGATCCTCCGCAAAGCATCGCTCAGAGCGTACTCCGAGAGACGGGACTGAACAGGCACATGACCTCCCTGAGGAGCGTACGCAAGAGCGGCAATCATGTTCTGAATGTCCGCTTCGGGAACGGTTCCGTCAGCGGCCATGATGCTTGCCATCATCTCTGCGGCCCCGCCGTACAAGTCTCGAACCCGAGAGTCCATTAAGCCCCCACGAGGCTCGGGCCTAACTCTCTGCATAAGCTCATACGCCTCGTCCACCATGCCTCGTTGTGCAAGCTCGGAAGCATACTGCATCTCCCGTGCGACGTTTTGCGTGGTCATGTAGTTGGCCTGCGGTGCCCGTTGGTACATCGCCAACGCCTGCGGTGCCATCGCCTGAATAGCCATCGCTTCCGGGGTTTGCGTCTCCCCACCCCATGCGCTGAGAGCGTCGTACAGGCTCATCGCCAATTGGTTGTACGTGTCCATCGCCTGCGGGGGCATATACATTTGCCCCACACCCATCTGCTGTAAACGTTGCAACGCTTCCGGGGCATACCCCGCGGCAATCATTTGATTTGCAATATTCGCTTGGTGCATAAGTTCGTCCACATGCAACCTACCTGTGGGAACAGAACCAAGGGCTTCAAGAGCAAAATCCTCGGCCATCCCCGCAAGCTGTGCGTCATCGGCAGGGAGCCCTCTGAACCCGCTTGGGAATAGATCCTCCATCGTGAGGTGACTACTTCTCCGTCGAGTTGCCATCGTTATTCCTCCTTAGTACCCCACATAAGGGCTGTTCCATCTTGAATTAACGCGGTGCTGTGCTCCCCACGTTTGCCCCTGCGTCGGTTGCGACGTTGCCAGTGAGGGGGTGGACAAACTAGCTCCTGTTACGGTCGTACCCGAGGTGTTGACAGGCATCTGGACTCCCCAATTTCTCAGTGCGTGATCCATCCCCATCTCGGTCAACTGCCGTCTCGGAATGTACGAGTATTGCATCATCTGTTCGATGAAGTTTTGCCCGAGTTGCCCCGCACCCAAGAAACCTTGTTGCTGGTTGGCCCATTGTTGCTGAGCTAGAGCGGCCATTTGAGCCGCATGTTGGTTCGTCTGCCCTACCATTTGATCAGCAAGGCTCCCGATAGCCATAGCCTCCTGCCCCGCCACATCCCGTGCCATTCTCTCGGCAAGAGCATCGCCCGGAGCCTGACCGTAAAACCCTCGGCTGATATTGTGACGGCTCACATCGGCCAGCGTCTCTTGCATCATGCGCTCAAACACCGGAGCGAGAACCGTCTGCGCCCGAGTTGTTGCTTCCTCATAGGACAATCCCGGAGGGGGTTGAGGCGTTTTCGGCCTCGGGTTGAATAGAGCACCGATAAAGTTACTCACGATGGGGGCAAGAATTAAACTTGTAATCGGGTCCACCGATCTTCACCTCGCTTTACCTCACTATACTACAAAATGCAAGACGTTCCTACTTATCCACAAGCTCAAATTGAAGCCAAAAGCCCGACAGCCGACTGACCTCAACGTCTGAAGTATGGTTGTTTCGGAATAAGACTCCGATTTTGTGTGTCTGCCCCTCTTGAGGGTGAAAGTCGTGGTTAGGGGTTTCCCCCCTCAGACTCTCCATACCCCGTACCAACAGCGATATGAGTTACGCCGGGAACGTTTTCTCCCTTCATCAACTGGGCCATGAGAAGAGACGAGTAATCCACGATAACATTTTCCTGTCGGAAAGTTTCGACTCTCCCGTCTTCATGAATCATCTCCCCAACGAGGAGACCACGCTTGACAGCATCTACTTCTTCCCTGTTCACCATGTCAATGTTCACTGCTCTATCCTTCTCGGTCGGAGATTCTACAGACTCTCGATGGATCACCTTACTCCTCCTCTTCCCCGAAATTGTCTTTTTCTTCCTTCAAACGAAGTACGATAGCCACTTCCATTTCCTCCTCGTCTGCTTCAAATGACAACTCGGTAGAATCGAACCTAAACATCCTTCTTTTTCCGTCCACAAAAGCACTTATCCGTCTCCCGTAGTAGTGATCCTCGATTGCTCGGGAAGGCTGACCTACATGGGGATTCTTGAACAGAACACTGCTACTAACAATGATGACATCCATCACTCTTCCTCCTTAATTTCCTCTATCTCCATGATTTCCTCAACATCGAAGACCCAGGTTTCCCCTGTCCAAGATTCTCCTATCTCTCTTTCCACTCCCTTGATATGCCAATCCTGAATCGATTGATGATCGTCATTTCTTGTACCGATGACAAGAACTTTATACTCTCCTGCCAACTCACATGCAACGTAAAGCGTACCATCTTCAACCCATCCATATCCATTTCCAAAATGGCCTTGCCCGTTTACCCACACATCGACATTCACATTAAGATGCTGAAAATAATCAGGCAACTCCATAGAGACCGTTTCATTATCTTCAGTGGACTCGACAGTGAATCGATAAAGAGTGTCCCCCGCCGTAGGGGACTCTACCGCTCCGTGCCGTAGCATGTGCGTATGTCTCTTATTAGGATGAGGGTGAGGGATTTCAAAGTTCTTGGAGCCTGAGACAGTAAAGGAGCCAGGGACAAGCCAGTTATTTGTTGAAGCAGTGTCTTGGCCGCCTAAAACTCCCTGTCTAGCGTTGTCTGCATTAGCTTTACCTCCAAGGGCGGTGGACCAATTTTCTGACGCACTGGCACTATCTCCAAGGGCGGTGGAAGTTATTCCTGACGCACTGGCACTATCTCCAAGGGCGGTGGAAGAGCCCCCTTCCGCACTGGCATTATATCCAAGGGCGATGGAATAACCTCTTGACGCACTGGCACTATCTCCAAGGGCGGTGGAAGAGCCCCCTTCCGCACTGGCATTATATCCAAGGGCGGTGGAATAACCTCCTTCCGCACTGGCATTAGTTCCAAGAGCGATTGAGCCGTCTCCCGTCCCGGATATATATTTATCCGTAGCTTCCTTCGTCCTCAACGGGGACATGAATCTGCTATTCGAGGTCCCCGCTTCCGCTTGAGCTTTGCTAGCCATCGCATTGTTCGGAACATTCCCAAGTCCAACTTGTGCCTTCGTAACGCCGTGCGGGTTGTTCGTTGCATTTACATGTGCGTCGAACTCCGTCTTCGTCGCTTGCTTCACGTTATCTACATTTCCGAGACCAACTTGCGATTTCGTCACGCCGTGAGGGTTAGACGTATTATTCACATGGTTATTAAGCTGGCTTGTCGTCGCCGCCCCGATCATCTCCGGCGTAATCGGGTCAGCCCCTCCCATTGCGTGGGTGCTTGCGTGAGCACCGGGGGCCGCTCCTCCCTGCGCTGTAATCGTAACCTCCTTGCTTGTCGGATGCTTCGACACAGCAATACCCGTCCCGGCCTTGATCAGAGATCCCACATCATGCGGATCTTTCTTGTCGGAAACGTGCTCGGACAAGCTCGTTGCCACAACCCCCGCCGCGGCGTTCGCCTTGGCCTGCGCCCCTGCCGGGGTTTCATGTCCGCTGTGGGGAGCCGCCGCATCGACGTGGGCCTTCGCCCCCTGCAACGTGATCGGAGGCGCACCCCGCCACGAACTAACGCCCATGATCGCCTTAATTCTGTTCGCCAGCCTGCTCAATAACACCCCGAGACCGCCCGTGCTAGAGGTGGGAGCTTCCTCATCGTCTATAGTCCGGTCGCCCACAACCATATCCGTGGCCGCACCCGGTTTCAGGTTGTCATCCCCAATACCGCCCTGCGAACCATCCGGCAAATTCGCCTCGGGATTGAACATAGCAAGAGCCGAGTCCAAGTCACGCTTGATCGCTTCCGGCCCTGCGGTTCCTGTTGATCGTTGTCCTTCCTGCCCACTAAACGTCCTCTCCGGTCTAGCCATTTACAACAGCCTCCCTTTCGCCCTTTTGGGCCGAAACTCAAACGCAAGTCCATAAATCGTTGTCGGGTCTCCCGGCTGTGCGTTCACAAACTCCATCTGCACACGATGGCCGCTCCCGTAAATGCGAGTCCTCGTCGTGACGTTATGCCGGAAACCCCATATGTCTCCCCAATCCGATTCTCCCCACACGAAGTTTTCATACAAAGCGGCCTCGATAATTTCTTCTCGGAGAATATCGTCCACATGGAGCCGCAACGTGATCTCGCTTGTGCCCTGCTCCGGTTGCCTAAACGACACATACAACCGCAACAAATTCTTCTTGTGGAACGGATGGTCAAGGTTGAAATTCTTCGTCCTCACAACCATCTCAATCGGCTGGTCGTGGTCGTCGCACCCTTCACACATGCGTACGATGTACCCGTTCGTAGCCATGAGCAGGCTACCGTCCAACCGAACAAGCAAGTCATTCGCAAACAGGTTCGTGTACCGAGTGAAAGCCCCGATGTTCCAATCTAGCACGAGAATACGGTTGTTCCTTGTGCCGCCCTCGTCGGTGTAGGAGAGCAAATACCTCTGCCGCTCCGAGTCAAACACAGCCCTCGCCAAGTCGGGACGCTCAATACCTCGCAAAATTTTCTCTACTTTGTTTTTCGCGTGGTTGTAGACCATGCCCTCGGTCGGCTCCACCGTCACGTCAAACCCGAGCACCCCGGAGCTAACAGAATACACCCCGGAAGGACCGAGGAACGAGACGCTGTTCGGAGTAAGCTGGACGGTCCTTGCGGACTCTGTTCCCACACCTGTAGGCAGTTTGTGCCACGTCGCATCCTGCTCCGGGTCCACACCCCTCCACGCCCATATGCTGTGCTTGTAGAAAACCAGCAGGGCATCCCCGAAAGCCGCCAGCCCCGTTACCGGGCCGTCCCCGGTCGTCGGGTACAAAACGGACGTGGAGTTGAAGTAGTCCGGCTCTCCCGGCTCCGAATAGTAGATAGCCGAAGGGTCGTCGGGATTCCCTGCGGCAAACAGGCGGTAGCTGTTCGGGTGTCGCACGAGGAATGTGCTTTTCGCCACGGCCCCTAAATTGTTTTCCCACCGCAGGGATCGTCGCTTTCGCATTTGCTCGTCCGAAAACTTCTCCACAAACAAAGAGACGGAGGGGCGTAGGGCCGCTACGAACCTTAACGTATTCCCGTCCGCTGTGGTCCGGTACAAAACTCTAGCCGCGGCCCCGGCAGGGAGGGGAGGAAACGAACTCCATTTAATTTCCTGCCCCTCCTCCACTTCGATTTCAATTACTTCGGACGGTTGCGACTCCCCAATCGGCTCCCCGGTTGTACGCTCTAGCAAAAAATTAAAGATGTTCCCGAGAACACCGGGCGCAGAGGAGAAATCCCCTTGTTTCATTTCAATGTGGGAGGCGTATGTCATCGCCAGCTTGTACGTGCCCTTTTTCAGCCCTGTCTCCGAAGTCGTATCTTGAGCCTCCACCGTGGGGAGCGTGTCAGGAGACTCCGGGATGATGTCCGCAATGAGCTTCGTTTCTTCCCCATCCCACACCCGGTACTTGTCTCCGTCCGTGAAGTAGAGCAGGTCCACACCCTCCGGGCTAGGGTTCGGAAAAGAGACGTATCCGATCTGGGGAGAGGCCACCGGAGACACTTGTTCCAACTGGTAGCCCTCGTCCTCAAGCACACGGTAAAGCACATGCCCGGTCGGAGTTTCAATGACAGCCATAAGCCACACTTCCCCGTCCGAACGAGGTAGCTCAAAGATCTGCTCTACCTCTCCGGTGTACGGGGTTTCATTCAGCCGTCTTGTGCCCTTGCGTTTCATCAAGCCGCCTCGTTCAACAAGGTCCACGTTATCGGCCTGAACCAATTCGTTGTCGGCAAGGTTGTCCAAGGCGGCATCCGTATTCAAGCCGCCGAGGAAGTCGTAATAGGACCGGAGCATCTTGGACATACTTAACGAACCACCTTCACTGTGGACGGGGTTCGGGAGCGTTGCAGGGTATTGTAGACCCGCATGGCGTGCTCCTTAAACTCGTGGTAGTTGCGAACCCCGTCCGGGTTTTCGTCGTCATCCTTGAGCTTCCACAGGGCGATGAGCCCCGTGACGAGTGCGCTGTGGAAGGCCGGGTGAATCTCCGGCGTGTCAAGAATCCCGGTTAGCGGCTTGGGCAGACGGCGATAGTGGATCGTGTACTGGCCGGGGGAGGGGAACCGAATCCAGTTGTCCACAACTTCGTAATCGTGAAAGGGCACACCCCCGGATGTCTCCACCTTACGCACGTTCGTAAGCGTGGGGGGCAACTCGTACCAGTCGTAAGGGTATTCGATGGTGCCCGTGACAACCTCGTAGATGAGGGCCATGTCACCGATCATATTGAGCACCCGGTTAATGAACACAAGAGCGTCCGGGTCGTCAATAAATTCTTCGATGTAGGCTTCCGCTTCTCTTTTAATCTCAACGCCCGTCAATGCGGATCCCTCCCGTCCCATTCTTTTACGGGGTGTGGGTCCACCTTCTCCCACACAAAGGCATGGGGCTTGGTACTTCCTTCTTTCAAACCACGGGGCTTTAATAGACCCCATTGAGGGCCTCTTGTTACAACAGAAATCGAGCCCTCAGAAGACCACCCCAAAATCGAAACAATCTTTTTTATCCCGTAAGAAGATAGAAGACCTTCTCCTGTTACCGCAACATCAAGAAGGCTCAACTTCCGGGCTTCAACAACCACGATACCCCCGCCGAACACGGAGGCAACTACGATGCTAACCCTTTCCCCAAAAGACTCCAAACTGCCGCCCCCGAGAACCCCGGATAGCACTTCTCGTATTGAGAGATAGTCAAATTCTATCTCCCCTCCCACAGAGACAAGAGCCGAAACATCAACGCCCTTTGCCCCTCTCAGGCCGAACGAGCCTCCACCGATAACCGAAAGGGCTCCCGTTTTTTGGGGGATAACGGACAGCCCTACACGGCCATTCCCTTCCACAACAAAGGCCCCAAAACCCAATTTACGGGACAAAGCTTGTAGATGCCCCGAAGAAGGTAAAGATACGGAGAACAACCGAACCGAAACAGGGACTACAACAGGTGTTCCAGAGGCAGACACCTCTTTGTTGAACAATCCTGTCTTACTGGACTGAACTAGAGGAGATCCCCCCCCGGAAAGGACAGAGATACCAGGGGGAACCCCCCATTTTTCCCCCCATTCGTCTTGTCCCCACCTAAAGTATCCGCTTCCCGACACCTACAGCACCCTTTATTTGTTCAAATCCAAAGAGGCCGATTGAACTCTGTAAAGGCCGTCATTAGCGTATGTCTCAGCATCCACCTCAGCGTACCCGTACAGAGTGCCTCCCGTTTCAGAGGACCAAAACCCCACAGAGGACACCGTAGACCCTCCGGGGACTTGAAACTCAGGCTCGTTGGAAGATTTGATCTCCCCGTCGCTTGCCGACCCGAACTCGATGGACTGCCTTGAGTATTCCCCTCCCGAGAGTTCATTGCTAGAGCTTGCTGTGGAGGAGGAGTGCAAAGACACATACCCCACCAGACTAGCTAGGTGGTCAAGCATTGCGTCTTTTCCGCTGTTTGTGTAAGAACCTGCCATCTACGACAACCCCTTATTTCTTCTCCACGTCCGGAAGCAAAGCGTCAATATCAAACTCCGGATCAGGAGCGTCCTCGTCTTTTTTGTCCTTTTTTCCCTTAGTCTTTTTCGGCTTCTCCGCAGGCTTCTTGGCCTGTTCCGGTTCCGGCTCAGGCGCAGACTCCTCCTTGAAGATGTGGATACCGAAGCCCCGTGACCCTTCGATAAGGGCCTGTTCCTTTTTGTCCTTGGTCTCGTACCGACCGTCCACAAACTGCACCCGAGGCCCCTCGGGTTGTGCGTTAATTACAAGCCCCAAACGAGGGGAATGGTAAACCGCCATTCGTTAAAACCTCCATTGTAGGAAGGGGGCCAAAAGGCCCCCGACCCTTTTTACGCCGCGTTGTCCAAAACTGCGTGTACCTTCTCCAAACGGACTTGCAAGCCCACTTCGGTAAGGTACTCATCTCGCCAGCCGTCAGCGTCCGGGGCTTGGATGTTGGTACGGAGAGTCGTATCCCGACCGTTCAATGGACGGTACTGGACGTAATCCATATCCACACCAAAGGCCAGCCCGAGGTAATCCTTCTCCAGCGTCCGAGAAGGGACAATCGCCAAGTCACCGTGGAAGGACTCGTACATCTTGAGTCGGATCCCATACGTGGACTCCCCGCTCGCAGTCCGGATCTTGTCCTTAGCGAACTGATTAATGATGCTCCCCACACGGTAGGAGCAAATCAGGAGCTTCTTGCTGGAGCCGTTAGCAAACAGCATCTCGCAAAACTCCTCGAACTTCTGCTCCGTGAGGTTCCCGGACACGTCAAGGTGGTTCGTCTTAATGAAAGACAACAAGCCGCCCGTCATGCGGAGCTTGTTTGCCACATCCTCCCGACGCTCACCGAACAACAAGGCCCGTTCGATGTCCAGCTTATGCTCCAACGCCTGATCCCTCCGCAGACGGTTGCGTTCCGTCTCGTTGGTTTTCAGAGCTTCCCGTTCGCTTGTCATGGACTGGTCGAACGGTCGTCGGAAAATCTGCGTGTAGTTGTACTCCTTGACGGGCTGTGCGATCTTGGACTCCGGCGCGTTGCTGAACTCCTGCATCGCGTTGCCAAGGCGCATCAACCAGTCGTCGGAAGTCAACTCCGCCGTGCTGGACGTACCCTGACCTCGTACGACCGTGACCGTCTTAGCGGACTCATCCACAGCCGTTACCCGCATGACCTCTCCCGTACGAGGAACCTTGATAACGTCCCACGGACGGAAGATCGTCGCATCGCTCACATCAAGCGTGGTCTCGGAATCGTCCGCACTCGCCGTCATCTTCGTCCACCATGCACCCGGCTCCGAGTCGTACCACGAAAACTCTGCGGTCCTCGTGTTAGACTTCTTTGCCCGTTGCAGGATAGACAAGAACGGGTTCGCATCCGGAACAAGCCGTGCGATTTCCTTTGCTACGTCAAGATCCCTTCGCTCCCGATCCACACCGTAAGTGAAAACGGGGGAGTTAGCGGCGGGAGTGGACACACCGTAATTCGGCATTTCTTAAATCCTCCGTGTTACCCGAAAACGCCTTTCGCATTTGGCGCACCGAAGATTCCCTGCTTAATGGCATCTTCGGGTGAAATTTGTTGTTGCTGTTGTCTAGCAACTCCGGTGCCGGACGAGGGCATTTGTGCCGCCCTCTTTTGCGCCGCAGTCACTTGTTGCATCGCCGCCGTTTGCGGGGCAATGCCGCCTCTCTGGTTCCTAGCCATCAAGTACGCTGTCTCCACACCCATCGGTGATTGGAGCAACTGAGGCTGTTCCCCAAAGATACGCTTCACGTCTTCCCGGTACTCGTCAAAATCTCCATACTTCTGCCTCGCGGAGTTAATTTGACCCTGAACGGCCTGACGCAGTTGACCCTCCGCATACTGTGCATACAAAGGTTGCAAGACTTGCTGGAGGCTCTGGCCGAGCACTTCCCCTTCTTGCGTTAACCTCTCCGTCACAGCCCGGTTGATCATTTCCTCAATAACCGAAGGCCCTTTAGACTCCAGATCCTCAATAAACCTCGCAGGATCTACCTGCTGTGCAGGCCCCGCTTGTTGCGGCGGGGGTACCTGCCTTTGTTGCATTTGAGTCTGCTGGATATACTGCACTAGCTGGTTGTACTGCTGTTGCATTTGTCCGAGGGCATTTCCCTGTTGCCCGAGTTTTCGTTGAAGCTCCTCATAAGATTGCTCCAATTTTTCCGGGCTATCGAATTTGCCTGCGTACAGCCTTTGCGGTTCTCCCTGTGGATCGGTTTCGCCCCCTCCCCCAGTCGGTTGCCCTTCTTGCGGATCGACCGGAAGTGCGGGGGGCTCCCCCTCTCTCGGTGGGGCCTGTTGTTCGGGATCGCTCTCTGCCGGGGTTCCCTCTTGGGGAGTTGTCCCGAAGCCTTCTTCTTCGTTGACCCCGAAAATGGGCTGTTCTTCTGGCATGTAAATATCAGTCCTCTCTCACTTTTTCCAGCCGGCGTTCCACAAAGGACACCGCCCGTTCCAGAGCGTGTATCGCTCCTTGACTACGTCCTACTTCGAGTAATTGGTCAAACTTGTGGGAATTAAGGGTGTTTTGCTCAGCCCTAATCCTACTTTCTAGAACTCGAACAAACACTTCCCACCCATCGTGCAACGCTAGACGCGCCAACTTCTCCTTATCCGAGGAAGTCAGGCGCATAGCATCACCCCCCCTGACCCATCATTTGCTGGATCATTTGCTCTTGAGGAGAAGCAGGGGGTGCGTTTTGTTGTTGCTCCGGCACCCGTCCAGCTACCACAGCTTCATGCTCTTGTGCCTGTTGCGCTTGAATCTGTAGCATCTGGTCCACCTGCTCCCTTGGCAGTAACAACTTCTCCACGTTGCGAACGTCGAAGGACTGAACCCACATCTTCGTCAACTCATACAGGTCAATGTACGGGTTTTGCGTGGAAAGGGCACCCGACATAATCTGCGTAACTTGTTGCCTACGGATTTCCTTATTAGCCGCAGGGTCCACGTTGGCACCGGAGGGGGCGTAATCCCGCTCTCCTACCAAGTCTCCGGGGCTGAGGGACTTCCACATCGGGCCTGTGTCCTCGCCAAAGATCTGAACGGCCCGTACGTCATCCACGAACTGCTGATTGTTGCAGTCCATGAGCATCGCCAGCCGCTCGATAACACTGTCCTCTAGCACCATAATCCCCACGTCAAATCGGGTTCCGGCGTTGGAGGACTTCGTGACAACTTCCGTAGCGGTCTCGGCTCGGGAGGGGTCCACTCCCCGTACAACACCCGGCACCCCGAGGGAGTTTTCCATGTCCTGCTTAATAGTCTGCTCGTCAACGTAAGTAGAGCGGGGCACGTCATTCATCGCCATTTCCTTAACGTCCCGCTCTACGTCATCCACGCGAATGATACCGTGGGGCCTGCTCACAAGCTCCGAGTCGTCAATGTCCGCTCCCCGGCGCACTAGCCACATACGGTTAAGAATGAGTGCGATGTTGTCAATTCGCTGGTTCCGGTTCGTGTTCAACTCGTGTTGCAAGTGCTCGATAATCTCCACAGCACTCATACCGTAAAACTCATTCGGCATGGGGCTGTAGGATGCTACCACATAAGGCTTCTTGCCGTGCTTCCAGTACGGGGAGCGACCTTCGTAAGCCAACTCCGTCCGGTTGACGATGAGGGCGTATCTCTGGTCCTCCCAATAGTGAAGAACCTCGTACAGCTTTCCGATACGACCCGACTGATCTTCGCCCCATTGCCCCTCATCTGAGGCGGGGGAGAGCCCAACTGCGCTCATGCGCTCGTCCCGGCCCTCGCTCTGAACGGACGTGCCATGAACCTTCTCCCAATCAATAGGGAAGGCTTGGCCGAACCCGGCCTCCTCCAGCATTACAAGACGGTCGATAAGCTGTTCTTCCGTAAGCCACTCCCGCTGAAACACGAAACGGCAGGAGTCAATGTCCTTGCCTTTCGGGTCCGGCCAGAAGTCGAAGTAATCCACAACCTGAATCTCGTTGTCATCCCATACCTTCTCGTCGTACTCTTGCCACACGTTTTCAAACTCGGGCTCGGCGTTGTTGTACGCGACTTCGAGGAGGTTGGTCAATTGCGGAGTAGGAAGGGCCACCTTGCGGTAGTCCAACTTCCACCCCACAGACATGATCCCGGCAGGGAAGATGAGCAGGCTCGTAATGAAATCGAAGAACTTGCTTTTGATTTGATTTTTGTCTAGCTGATAGTCCACGAGAGCGGAGGCAACTTTCGCCTTCTCCGTGTTCAACGTGGCAAGCTCAACCGGAGTGCCATCCCGAGGAACCGGGTTGAACTCCAGATAAGGTTTCGTGCTAAAAAAAGACTTAACCAGACGTGCTCGAATAGCGTCTAGCTGTTCGTACGTCCGAGGAATATGTAGGTTGCTACGTCCTTTGACCTTCTCCCGCCAACCCCGGAACAGCTTGTACCATTCCACGGCCTTCTCGTCGTATTGCCTGCGCCAGCTTTCGGCGTAGTAGAAACGAGAAAGAAGCTCCACAGTGCGCTCGGCCCTGTTGAAATTTTCGGGGAGAGGAGAAATCGACTGAACGGGCTCCTCTTGAATTATCGGTTCTTGCATCAACGGCATTTGCATTGCCACGGCTCCACCGCCTTAATACCCGGTCACGGAACTTACCACAGGGCGTGTGCGTTTTGCCCGTTCCTGTTGCCTTTTGCGCCTCTCCTCAAGGGAGACTGTCTTGGGCGGTCGGCTCATAATCCCATACCGAACCGACTCCGGCCCGTGATCCTCAACCCCGTCTGAAACATCCTCCACCTTGCGCCTATCGTGGACAAGCCCCGGCAGAGTGCGAATCAGGTTCGGTGCCTCTCGGGTAATACGCAACCGAGAAGTCTTTCTCGGCCCCCCAGTGTAGGGGTCCAGCCCCCCGTTCGGATCGTCGTAGGGCTTTAGTGCCTCACGCAACGCTCTCCATCCGGGGATGCGCCTGTGGTCGGCTCGAACCAAATCGTTCAGGCCAGCCTTGTTCATCGTCTCCACACCTGCGATGCCCGTGTCTTGCCTGCGGTTCCACAGGTCCGGGGATGCTACGGTGTAGCTGATCTTCTCGTTGGCAGGGGTCATCTCTACGATGGTTTTTGCCGCTTCCGACAAGCTCAAGTCCGGCTCGTACAACTCCCTGTATATGTAAAGCTGGTCCTCGGGGGACACCGCCCACCAATAGCAAGCTGTCATGTCTAGCCCGTAATCCAAAGAACGGAACCGTCTCCACCATGAGGGGATTTCAAACGGCTCGATTACGTGAATCGACTCGCTCCACTCTTTGAAATACTGACCAGCGAATACGCTCCAGTCACCATCCAGCAGGGCTTTGCGGTCATCTTCTGGCATACGCATGAGCCGCTTAACGTACGTCGGGTCGTTTTTCAAAAGGTGCGGGTTGTCTTGCAAACGGGCCGGGATGAAAGCCAGCCTGTACCCGTGCTCGTCCTCCCACACAACGTCCCGGAGCCCTTTGTCAATGAACATTTCCTTAACCCACAAGTGGCCCACGCCTCCGGGGTTGCTGGCCGCCCTAGCTCTCGGCCACACCCCCGGAACTACCGAGCGGAGCCGTGTGTTTACAAGGTAATCCCACTGAAACTTCGTGAAGTGAGTCAGTTCATCAAAGCCGATGAACCCGTACTCCGCCGACTGGTACTGAAACACGTCTGTTTCTTTTTCACAAAATCCGAACTCCAAAACGGATCCGTTATGGAACTCCCAGCTACGTTTGCTTGCAACCCATCGCCCCAACGAGTGAGGAAACTTCATCAACGCCCGTTGGATGAGTGAACGGTCTAGCTCTGGAAACGTCCTCCGAAGCAACAGGCCCCGATTGTTCGGGGACTCTATCATCTGGATAAACGCTTCCCACAGCAGGGCTTCGCTCTTTCCGCCCCCTACAGAACCCCCATAAAGGACCACGTCTGCCGGTGCGGAATGGAACACTCGTTGTCGCTCCGTGGGCTGGTAGTGCTCAGCCAAAACAAATTGCGACAAGCCTACTCCAACCTCTCAGCCCTCGGCACTCCGCCTAAGTTGACCGTAAACTCAACCGGGCCTCCGCCTTTGCCTGTGACTTCTTGCCTGTCAGAGTAAACGTCGGCCCTGCGACCCTTCAACACCCGCTCGATAAGGTGACGATTTCCTCCGACATACGACATCATCAGAGCCGTCTCCTCAGCTAAATCGGTCGAAGCATCGTAAGCCATTCGCTCCATCTCGACAAACTCAGGCAACTTGCGCCATTCTTTCTCTACCGTGTATACAGCTACACGAGCCGAATCTGCGGCCCCGGAGGTTGTCCCCTTCCACGATAACGCTTTCAGGTAGACGACCATCTGCTCCCTGTCCGGACGGTGCTCCAAGAAGTCGTCAGGAACAATGAACCGCTCACTAAAGGCTTTAGCGAGATCTAACGACTCCCTCAACACGTTCACTATCTCAACAGGGTGCATCTAAAAACCTCCAAATAGAAAATGCCGCCCCTCGCTCAATCCATGACGAAGGGCGGCATTTGCACAACCCCCCGGCGGTTAGGGTGTGACGCTTGCCAGCATGTTACCATTTGAAAGTTTGTATGTCAAGTTTTGGGATAATATATTAAACTACAGCCCTCATCTCATCCCAAACATTCTCGTCAAGAACTCGAATATATGTCCCTCTCCTCCCCATGTTTTGGGATTCCACAACCCCAGCGGCCCCGAGCTTCCGTAAAGTACCTACAGCAAGAGAGCGTGAAAACCCCTGTTCCTCGGCCAAAGCCCCAACTACCACGCTCCCGCCCTCGGGGAGCTTCTGAGCTAACACTTGAGCGATCTTCCGCTCGGAATACGACATGCTTTTTAGTACCCGATTAATCATTTTCTTTCTCCCTTCGTCATTACCACAAGGTACTCGGTATCTAACCTTGCATCTCTATTCGCCCCATGCCTCATCCCGGGGGCATAAACGGTCTGGACTTCACGAACTACCATGCCGAGTCTTTTAAACACTTCCACATGCCACGCCGTTACTCTCTTTAACTCCCCGCCCCGGATATGGTCCTTCATGTTCAAGACGAACAACCCCCCGGGGCGTAGCACTCGCAAGCACTCCTGCCATATCCGGACATGAGCTTGTCTGTATTTCTTCCCCCACTGCAACATGCCCGTGTTTCCCTCGGTAAGAGGTCGGCCTAGCATGTGGCGGTACGTGTACCTCCTGCTTCCGTCCCGGGCGTTATGGTGGTCGGCCATTCGGTTGCCGTAAGTCGGAGAGGTAATGATAGCCCCAAACTCCCCGTCATCAGCCCACGACATGTCCTCGGCATTCCCCACACGGGCTTTAACAGTCAAAGGAGTTTGCTCGGCCCACTCCCTCTCTAGCTCGTGAGCAACGATACGTCCCTTAAACCCGGTACCTCTAAGTCTTGCTATGGTACCCACCCCCGCCATCGGGTCAAGGATGCTATCCGGCTGGTATTCGCTCACAATCATTCCTATGTGCGTAATCAGATTGTCACTATACTTTGCCGGATGCTCTCTCACCGGAACCCCTCCAACGAAGCCAGTTCAGCCTTTAGCCCTTCATCGTTCTCCATCGCCATCTGTATTCGCACAACTTGTGCGTGAACTCTCATCGCCTGCAAAACCCCGAGGTAGATACGCTCCTTTTCCTCCTCCGTCATCTGACTAAGGAACCTCTCAGGGATGCCCAACACCCGCTCTAGCGTTACGTCAATCTCGTTATCCACGGTCTACCCCTCCCTCTTTGGGCATTGTATTAAGGACCGGAGCGGTATATGCCTCAAGTTGTCGCATCGCTCGCTCTACGTTGCAATTTCCTCGGTGTGCCCCTACCCTCTCCCCCCGGTGATAAAGACGAGCCTTACACCCGGGACACTCACCCTCGTGAGCCGTTCCGCCCAAAGGGACTAAGTAGTGGAGGACCACCCCCAAAGTCTCCACGAGGCTCTTTAGACGTTGTGTGTACGACACAAACCGAACGAGGGCTTCTTTCTCCATCCCGGGCAAAGTTTTATTGGCCAAATCCGACTCAATTAACTCCTGCAACGAAATGCGCCTCACTAGCCAGCCCCCCTGTTCTTCTCTTTATATCTCTCAAGCAAACTTCTAGCTGTCACTACTGCCATATTTTTGTCTTGAGGGGAGACGTAATGGGACAGCAAATACCTAATAGCAAATACCGCTCTCCCACTAAAATCCTCTAGCCACTTAACCTTCTCTTGAAGCTCGTGAATCGGATGCTTCTCGCAAGAGAGAATATGCTTACGCACAGCATCAACAGAGTCCGTCCCATCAATAGGGAACTTCTCGCCACAATAGGCACAGTACGTCCCCGAAGGAGGGATCACATCCGTAACGATCTTCAAAACCTGACGTAGGGATTTCTCTTGGTCCTCATGCGTGACGTGAAACCTGTAGGAAATGGCCTTAATGCGATTAAGAGCTTCCTCTACTCTCTCCACCCTCTCCATCCGGGCTCTCTGTTCGGCCTCCTCAATAATGTCGATGACCGCTTGTACCGTTCCCTCTCCAACGGGGCCTCGCTCCTCAGCCTCTGTGTCTAGAGCGTGCAACACGTCCCGCAACAGCTGAATGTCAACCTCAACCTTCATATCCTCACCTCTTCTTACGGGAGTACAATGCTCTCCCTCATGCGTCACAACTTGGCCTTTCGTGTCGTAGTACGTTCCGCACGTATATATGTCGTACACCCTGTGAGGGCGAGGGCGGTTTCTCCCCCACAAAAGCACCCCTACCCCACAACGAGGGCAACGGTCCCTTCTCACACCCCTCTTTCCCTTTTCGTCGGACGCATTGAACTAAATTTCGGAGGGCCTTCCGTGTAATACTCCCATACGACAACGGCTGAGGGGAAAGGGGCGGAGGACTTAGCACCCTCAAACCTCAAGCGTCCCCGAACCAATCGAACCTCCGATGCTCTCATAACGTACCTGTGCCACCATTTAGTGTCTGTCCGGGCCGGAAGCAAAGCCACAACCATTGTTTTAGCGTACCGGCTTTCCTCATACGCCTTACGAACCCATTCAGTAATCCCCTTACCGTACGGAGGGTTCATCCAGCACTTGCCAAGCCACATCTGCTGTAGAGCATCGTCTTCCGGGGAGAAAAATTTCGGTAGCTTCCTGTTTTTCCTAGTCGCACACACATCGAGTTGAAACCCAAACTCTTCATCCAACAAATCAAAGAATGCCTGCGGTGTTTCCCAATCTTGACGATCCGAGGAAAAGTGAACCTTCATGTAGTTCCTTCGCCCCCCCTAATGCTGTCGATGACGGAGTCACTCTTCTTGTGAAGATAAGCCCCTTTAGTCAAAAACTCTCTAGAGGCGTTGTGGGCTTCCGACGCTTTCAGCAGGGCCTCCGATGCCTCCAAAGACTCTAGGCCGTGCTTCAAGACCACAGCCCGATACTCTCCCCACGCCTTGTGCTCCTGTACCAATAACGTGAGCACTGCCGACAGCGACTTTCCCTGTCTCCGGGCCAGTTTAGCTTCTATTTCCATGCCTCCACCTCCGTATGTTTTTTATATTTTAACATAGGGAAATTAAGGATGTCAAGGAAATATTTAGGTTTCTAAGGTAAATTACAGAAAAAAAATTTATAGAGGGAAAAGGAGGGGGGTGCTAGATGAAAGTGCTAGACATGAAGGTGAAAACGAAACCAAAAATTTTTACGGCTGTGTGTGCTCTATAACACCCCCCGGCGGAAGGGACCCATTCGGGTCCCCTCGATCCCTCCCCCCCCTACGGGGGATTCCGGGAAGCAGGAGCAGGG